TGATGATACCTTTGAAGGATGTACTAAATGCGTCGCCGATGCCAGCGGCGGCAGTTGTAATTGCATTGATCGGGTCGGTTAGTGTATTTAGCTCTCCACGCACACGATCTGCTTCGGTCTGTAGACGCTCCCGGTCGGTGGGACCGGCGCCAGGTCCTGCAGCTGCTTCGCCCTCTATGGCTTTTCTTTTTCTTTCCAGCAAGTCGAGATCTTTTTCTAATTGAAAAGTGCTCGCACCTCTTGCTTTTGCTTCTGTAATTGCTGCGCTTGTATTCAAAACTTGCAGATCAACTGCTTTAAGCTGAGCCGCAACTATCTTTTCAAAGTTTGCAATGCGCTCTGCTTCGGCAGGTAGCATCCCTTCCATCAATAGCCTGGAATACGTTTTACTGTACTGCAATTGCAATTCCTGCTCTTTACGCATGTCAGTAAATGACTGCACGGAACTGCGTACGGCTTCTTGTACTTGTAGTTCTTCTTCAAAACGCTTTTGGTTAATTTCGCGTATTTTATCTTGTTGTTTTAATTGAGCATCTACAATACGAGCTTCGGCAATTTTAGTAATTACTACGCGCTCGCTTTCGTAGTTGGCGCTCATGAGAGCTTTGTTACGATCTCGCTCGATGTCTGCAATTTGTTTCTGGAGTTCGACTTCAGCCGCAAGTAGTTCTCTTCCGTCGAAAAGTAGGTCGCGTATTCTGTCTTCAGCTTGGCCTATAGCTACAAGTGCGGTAAATTCTTCGCGTAGTTGAGCTGTGCGGTCTTCCGGCGGTTTAGCCCCCTGCTTAAATTGCTCGCTTAGTGCGCTTTCCGTGCCTGCTACCTCTGTTTCCTGGGCCAGTGCTTTTCTTATTCTGTCTCGTTCTGCTTTTAGTTGTGCGGCTACATCTTGGCCACGTTGATCGGCTATTTCCTTCGGTGTTCTGCCTTCGACGCCGCCTAAGGCAGCAATTATTTTGTCGAGGAAAGGTAGTTTAATTAAAGAACCTTCTTGCATTTTAGCGATAAACCGTGTCGCTAGGCTCAATGCCTGGGCAACACCTGCGACAATTCCTTCCCAAATACTTAGTAATCTATCTGTAAAGTTAACTTGACTGGCTTGGGCTACACTGATCTCTATACTGCGATCAAGTATAATTTTTAGTAAGCTAGCTTGTGTGGTACTGGCGCCTACAGATTTAAGTTGTAAAGCTAGTTGAAGAGCTGCATCATTTCCGATTTCTTTTCGCAGAGAGAATATAGCGGCTAGTGCGTTCTTTTCGTCTACACCGGCTTTTGCTATCGCCTCGAAAGTGGCCGCACCCCCGACAGGTCCAAAAAGACCGGCAAGAGCTTCTCTAGTATCACCGTCCTTAAATTGTTTGAACGTGTTTACAAGTTCTATCGCTTCTTCTTTCGTTACATTTAAGCTGGACGCCAGTTTACTTACGTCATTTGCCGTGGTAATAGATGTACTTCCTGTTGTACTTAAACCGCTGTTTAACGATGCCAGAGATTTGTCAAATGCCTCTGCTTTTGTTATAATATCACCCAAGGCTGTACCAACGATTGAGAGGGCGAAACCAAAGCCGCCTCCAAGTAAACCGCCAGCTACGCCGCCTAACGCGCCGCCGGCAGCAGCGGTGGGTCCTTGCCCGAACAGCAGCGGGAAGCCGCCGCCTATGAGGGCACTGCTAATAGCTCCACCTGTGTTAGACCCGCCACCGCCGCCGCGTCCGCCTCCTCTTCCCGGAGGTAAAGCGGGACCTTGCGCACCAAAACCGGCGTTTGCTGTTGCAATGACTTGACGACGGTTGGCTATTTCTTGTGCAATAAGGGCATTTTGCCGGCTGCGAGCAGCATTAGCAGCACCCATAGCTGTTACGTATTCTCTAATAGCTTTTGTTTCAGCTTGTGAACCAAAGGTTACATTATTTATTGCTCTTGCGGCTCTATTTAGTTGATTTTCATAGTTGTCTAAAGTTTGACGTAGTGCTCCGCGTTGTGCCGCGACGCGGTTAAGACTTTCAAAAGCCTGCGTAGTTAGTGTTATAGAAGAGCGCAGACGCTCTAGTTCCCGTTGGCCTCTTATGCCTATTTCAATATCGGCTCTGTAAGCAGCCACAATGCCGATCTACTATCTGGTACTTCAGTTTACACAACAAAAAGCCGCCGGGGTTAGCGGCGGCGTTTGGCTTTGTCGATTTCCTTTTGCTGGTCCTCGTTCAGGATGCTGAAGTAGGCGCTCCAGCCGAGCAGCTCTTCGGCGGTCAGTGTGGTCCGTACTTCGGTGAGACTTAGGCCCAGCTCCTTGGCGACACCGAATTGGAGCATGAGCCAGTTGTCCTTACGCAGTTCGGCGGCTAGGACTTTGGGTCCATAGGCTCGGCATCGTCGGTGAGGATGGCAAGCATCAGGGTCTGGAGATCCTTGTCCTTGACTTCGTTTTTGAGGACGTCGATTTCGCCGGGGGCAAAGAGCTTGCTGCCGTTTTCGTCCAGGGCTTTGGAGATTAGGAGCTGGAGGGCGAAGGCGTTGGCGTCGTCCGACTTGGCCTGCTTTTGGGCGCGTTCACGCTCGGCCATAGTCAGCGGGCTGACCCACATCTCGAAAGTGGTGCCGTCCGAAAGCTCCACGTTCTTTTTGGTGGGCTCTAGGTTGGCAGCCTTGCGGAGCCGGTCAATCGCCCGCGTGGGAGTCGAGGTGGCCATAAAACCCTGATGATTTACGTTCTAGTGTAACGCAATAAGCATGAAAAAGCCCCACCGTGTGGTGGGGCGGGTGGGGGACAGCTTGGAGGCTATCAGGACTTGGCGAAGTCGAAGGTGGGGGTGGCGGATGGACGGAAGTTCACAGTCACCGACTGGGCGTCATCGGGGTTGATGTTCATGCTGGCCGAAGTCAGCACTGCATCGAAAGCGATTGAACGACTTTGCCCCTCGTTCAACGTGCCGCCTACGAACACTTGATCGGTGTACAGCTTGAAGGCTGCACCGGTCTGTTGGCGCTGAAGTACGTCTTCGACCATCCGGTTGGACAGTGCTGCGTCCTCGTTGGTCATGTAGACCGTGGCCGTACCAGAACCGTCGGCAAAGCCGGCGATAAAGCTACGGAAGGGGACGTACTGGCCGGGGGTTTGACCGATCGTGGTTACGTCGATTTCGGCGCGGGTGATCTCGAAGCTCCAGTCGCGGACTTGGCCTACGGCAGCAAAAGCCGCATAAGCAACCTGGAACTCGTTGGGGGCGGCAAGAGTGCCGTCGTCGGTGATGGCGAGAATCGTGCCGCCGGCTGTAGTTGAAACCGTGAGGGCGCCGGTAGCAGCGGTGTAGCTGAGTACGAAGTACGTGGTGGCTCCTGAAATAGGAGCGGGCAACGTACCGGAACCTGCTCCACCTGTTTGGGTGTTAACGATGCTGAACACAACCGGGTCGCCAACCTTCAAATTGAGGAAGGGCTCGACGGTGATGACATCGGTGGAGATGTTGACACCAGCTTCAACGAAGCCGCCAGTGGTGCCGGCGGGTTTGTAGTACAGAGCGCCGGACGTGCCGGACAGAACAGTGGTTGCCATAAGGACTTACCGAGTGGATGGACAGTGGAACGGGCACTGCCCGGCTTCTACCAGAATAGCAACACTCTTCAGGTAAGGACTGTTGCTACCCAACTTGTGTCGATACGTCCCACAAAATGTGGGGCCGTCTCTACCGCAGAAAATGTTGGGCCGTTTATTTCACCCAACCGCATAAATGTGCCAGTGGAGGATTTTGCGGTGTTGTTTAGGTTTTCCAGTACGTTGACGGCGGTGGTGAGCAGGGTTTGGTTGCGGGCAGGGCCTCGGCCTTTTTCGGTGAAGATGCGGATGATTAGGGCTCCACGCGCATTGTCCACACTGCTGGTAAGCGTAGGTTCGTTCGTGATGCCGAAGGTGATGTTGATGCGGACGTACTCCGTGGTCGTGTTAGGCGGGACTGCTGTGATGTTGTCAAAAAACACTGGTACAGCAGGGACCAGTGAGTTGAACGCGGTGAGTAGCGGGTTTTCCAGTGCCGCTCGTATTGCTTGGTAGTTCATAGCTTTACATTACGTAGCGCCTGGTCCATGTAGGTGCTGATGCGTTTATCGATGTTGCCGCCGCGTACATAGGTTGTGTACCAGTCAAGCGGGGCTGTGCGTCGGTTGGAACCTGAACCGATGGACAAATCACCACGAATACCGCTTATACGCTTGCCTCGCTGCGCTGTTTTAATCGGCTCAAAACCTGGGTACCTATACGAGCTTTCAACTAGGTCTAAGGCGACATCCGCATGAGGAGCTTTGTTGGCGATGTAGTATTTTAGTTCTGGTTTGAACTTGAACTCATCTACGGTAAGAATAGGTGCCAGTAAACGTTGAGGGGCTCCGGTAGCTCCGGTGCCGCTGGTTACTTTGCTGGCGCTGGCAATTTCCCACGAATTGGAAAACGTACCGGACCATGCGGGACCTAGTTCTTGGAGATCCTTTACGACAGCCTGGGCAGACTGAGCTACTCCGAGAATGAAAGGAGCCAGAAAACCTGATTCTAATTTTTCCGCTAGTTGCATAAAACC